GCTGGGATCCCAGTTCGGACTTTCCTTATTGCGGAAGTCCGGGGGAAGAACCAACGGGGCTATCACTAGCCGACGTCTCGTTGGACGCCTGGTGCAAACCCGTAGAAATACGGAGCACTATGTAAAATGCGAAGGCTTTCTGCCTAGGTAAGGTGGATCATAGCTGGAACTGAAAGGAACCGGTTGTGAGACATCGAACCCGTGGTGGGAACCCGCACGTTGGCAGGTATCACCCAGGCACGCGTCAGTACGGCTCGATAGACTGACAACCTGCCATACTCCTATGCTGACTAGGCATCGAGGATGGACTTCGGTCCGGAATCAGGGTCTGAGGACCTGTGCTTAGGGGGCGTAGGGGGAGTTGGAAGGACGAGGTCATAGCTCACAGACATGTGACACTAGGCCAACTCCGGTTGCACTCGGGGCGAGCACGACTACGATTGTAGTGGTGTGACTTCCTGCGCGGTCACCTGACCGACTCTACCAAGAGCGCCTGCGGTCCGCCGTCCACACTGTGGGCGTCGGGAACCGAAGGGGAACAGGGTCCCAAAACCTAGAGGCTTACACAAGATAATATCTTATGAAATTCTTACTTCAGAGTCTGAGACTCAAAAAAGCAAGGATCCTCACTAGGACTGTTTCATGGCGTCCAGATTTAAAAGTCTGGAGCCACTGGATGGTTCCGGGTATCACCTGGATCCGTCTGGTGGTAGGTAAGGTCTCGCGCTCGAAAATCATACAACTTTCAGTATTCGCGAAGTGGTGTGTTGCCATTGGCCGTTACCAGGGCCGTAAAGGCCTGGTTCTTGCCCTGAAGACCTGTAACGTATTGCTGGTTCAAGCGTTACCTGGAGGGAAACTCCGTTTCGATCCTAGGCGGATCGGAAAGGTGGCTGTTTCCCGGTCGCGAGGCAACCTCCCTAGGGTCATTCCCGTGTTCGCACGGAAAATGATCTTGGATGGTGATATCGTGACAATCCAGCTGTGGCTCAGTTTCTTCGGGATATACCGCGTGATTCCATGTAAGGGACGCCCTAAGTTCAGCACGATCTTGGAGCCTGGGAGAGAAATCTCTCAAGCTTTTCGGTCGGATTGGGCCTCTTGGGTTCGTAATACGTTCCTACCTCTGGTAGCCAATCACGTGGGGGACCCTATGGTAGATCTCCCCCTGGAGACTCTAGCTAGGCCCGAGCCATTCGTGATCTCTTCAGTAAGTGCGGACCGCCACGAAGATCCGAGGGTAACCTCTATGATCAACGGGCTGAAACTTGCTAAGCGTCCTGTACCCAAACTGCTCTCTGGCACACCTACGTCATTTGCGCACAGGTTCTCCGCAGCGATGCGGTGGACACAAACCTGCATCCCCCATGCTGAGCGTCTCGACGTTCGCAGTGATGACGGGTTTACTGGTCTGAAGACTAATATACTCTTGGACTACCTCCGGTTGATTCCGGGGGGGTTCGGGACGACTAAGAGTTTTTGGACATTGCTGCTAGACACAGCGGGTTTCTACCCGCTGGCCCGTGCTCTTGTTCGAGGCAAACCCATTCTCACCCGAGTTCCAGCGACACACCCGTGTCACGAAGAACTTGATGGAGTAGAAGTTGCCCCTAACACTCACGGATACGGCAACACTGTCTGCGGACGGTTAGCCCTCCTAGCGGAAGCAGCTGGCAAGATCAGAGTAGTAGCCCTAATGGATATCTGGTCACAGTGGGCTCTCCGCCCGTTACACGACTGGATCTTCGGTGTCTTGAAAGAGATACCACAAGACGGAACTTTTGACCAGCTTAGGCCGGTCAATATCCTTCTTAAGAAGGTCCAAAAGGGTACTACGATTTATTCGTATGACCTGTCGGCGGCAACGGATCGGATCCCAGTCGTGATTCAGGAACTGTTATTGGCGCAAATATTTGGGCATGAGTACGCTAGGGCGTGGACTAACCTGTTGGTTGGTCGACCGTACGTGATACCGAAGCGCGTCGCACGTGAGTGTGGCGTCCCTCGGTTCCTTCGCTATGCGGTCGGTCAGCCCATGGGGGCTTACTCGTCCTGGGGGATGCTTGCCCTTGTACATCACGCAATGGTACAGTACAGCGCACACCGAGCGGGCATTGTGGGTTGGTTCGTCCTGTACGCGGTATTAGGCGATGACGTAGTCATCGCTGACGACCGTGTGGCCCGTAAGTATCGGGCATTGTGCCGGATACTCGGTGTTACCATAGGAATTGAGAAATCATTGGTCGCCACGGGGAAGACGTTGGAGTTCGCGAAACGTCTGTTCTATAATGGGACGGACATTAGCGGGCTTCCAATGAAATTCTGGGCGGCTGCTCAAGGGCAGTCGTCAGTGGCCTGTGCTCTATCAGCCTGGGTAACACGGGGTTCTCTGAGTAACTTTGTCCGAGCTATGGGTGCTGGATTCAGGGTCGCTTCTGGAGCGTCAACGACAGCGTGGGCAGCAATGCCTGCGCGGGCGCGGGCGCTCTGCGTATCCCTGACGAACCCCCTAATTGGGGCTCGCTTTGCATTCGAGTCATGGCCCGAATGGCTATGGTCTCGGTCCGCCGATACTTCGAAAAGTGAAAACTTGGAGATGTTGACGCGGATCGCACCATTCTGCACGTCAGTGCAGAGCGTGCTAGGAGATCCGGCGATCGAGTTCCTTGAGAATTTCCAAGAAGATTTATTCTTCACGGCGAAGATCGAGGACCCGGTTACCCGGCTAACTGATGCACGTGCAAACAAGGCTATCCTTGATGCAGAAGGCTCCATTAGGAAAGGTTTGGAAGCTTTACAGCACCTCCAAAGACTCAATATCCGTCTACAACTCCGACAGGTGTCGGCTGTAGTATCGCAAGTATGGAGACTTGTTGATAAAGCGGGATTGGTCCCGTTGCCCTCAACAAGGGCGACGATACGGACTGAGGTCGACCCAATGGATCTTAAGGTGACGTCAGTGTACAAACACTGGCTGAATCTGAGACTGTTGGCAAAACCAGGCGACCTAGTAGAGCGGGCACCCGTCGACTTCATCAGGCCGGCAAAGCCGGTCCCTAAAAAGGACGAAATTGATGATGACGACGACGATGCACCTGATTGCTCTCACCTGTTTTAAAGGTCCGAAAGGAACAAAACGGGAGCGATTGGGTGCGTTCAACCTACTGGATCTGGGACCTCAGTAGCGGGCCCTAAGGGCCACCCGGAAATGGAGCCTGTTTGGCATCATAAAGAGCAGCCACGGTCAGTGACATCGGTCGTGGTTTACGAGACCGACCTAACTAACTCAAGAACCCACGGGTTTCTTGAGGAAATAGTTGAGTGCATCCTTAGCACCAT